GTCGATGAATGGGGTCGTACTATGGATGCCAGCAAGAGTTTGTATGAAGGATTCCTGACAGCACTCAATACCGGCGACATCAGCGACTATCTGAGCAACATCGACCAGATAGTGACCGCTGCCCGTCAGGCCTACAACGAGTTAGACCGTCTGGGCACGATGAAGACTATCCAAGGTCCTCAGATGTCAGCCCAACAGACCGAGAACGAGCGCATGAGGATGATGATCCAAACGGGCCGATACATCGCACCAGTCGACGGGCGTCGTGCTACGATGCAGAGTGGTCAGCTGTTGACACCTGAGCAGATACGACGCATTGAGCAGCAGCTTCAGAACGGCATGAAGACAGTTGTAGGGCTGGTTGGCAACGAAGTCAAGCAGACAGGAAAGGCCATTGATGCTGTATATAACCGACAGGCGCAAGAGCTTGGTATGAGCTTGAAGGAGTTCCGAAAAGGTACATCATCAATGGCTGAGTTTGACAAGCGAATGGAGGGCTTTTCGAACTACCAGAAGTGGCGCAACGAGAATTACTACACCGACAACTGGGGCAACCGCCGCGTCAAGGAAGGGAACCCGTATCAGGATTATGCCAAGTGGGGCACATTCCGCGTTGATGGTGACCGATATAATGACCTCGTTCGATTGATTCAGCAGCGCGACCAACAGGCAGGTCAAGCCTACAGCATGCAGTCGCAAGCATATCGAACGATGAACCGAGCCGAAGGCATCACCGTCCGCCAGCTGATGGGAGGTGGCTCTGGTGGCTCTGGAGGTAAAGGTACGGCACAGAAGGTTGAAGAGATATTCCCCGTCGGCTCTTTGAAGGAGTTGCAACATCAGATGCAGGAGCTGAAGAAGGCGCAAGACTTAGTTACTACACCAGATGCTTGGCGTGAATACCAAACGCAGATTGATGAGATAGCAATCAAGATTGGTCAAATGACGGGCAAGATTGGTTCACTAAAACCCGGAGATATTCAGACGACCGGCCTTGGCAGTCTGATGACAAACCCGTTTGCGGGGGATGACAAAAAGACGGGCGGGCTGAAACTGACGTTGGACGATAAGGCGATGAAGTCGGTGATGCAAGGCGTGGAAAAGAGCCTGCCTAAGACGGCCAATCTGACGAAGGAAATCGGCAATATCGGCAATGGTATTGGAAACATCGTGAGCGGCATTGAGGGATTGGGTATCGAACTGCCTGAAGAGATCAAGGGCGTTGTCGGTGGTATTCAGAGTTTGATAACGATAGCGTCCGGCATCTCGACCATATTGATTGCCATCGAGGCATTGACAGCTGCCGACTCGTTCATTCCCGGACTTGCCAATGGTGGTGTGGTGCCTCATGCTGCCAGCGGATTCATGGTGCCTGGCAACCACTACAGCGGAGACGTGACCCCCATCATGGCCAATGCCGGCGAGGTCGTTCTTAACCGGGCGCAGGCTGGCGTGATAGCGAACCATCTGGAGGCCGGCGGTCAGCAGGGCGGCTACACACCCAGCCACGTCAGCGGCGAGCAGATATGGATTGCACTGAATGCCTACACCCGCCGGACGGGCAAGGGCGAACTGGTTACGTGGCGGTAAGCGGCCTGCGGCCTAAAGAAAGCAGCCTAAAGGCCTAAATAAAAAATAAGAAATAAAAAATATATAGAGATATGGCTATTATTCACGGTAAGGACATTAAGATATTGAACTCGAGCAGTGCGGCACTGATAGCCGCTGCCAAGTCGTGCACCATCCACCGGCATGCTGATGCGCAGGAGGTGGCGTCGGCATCGGACGCGACGAGTAAACACTATATTGCAGGCCGCAAGGAGTGGAGCATCGACTTGGCTCACTTGATTAGTACGGCGGGTGTGACGTTGCAGGAGGGGCAGACGTACAATATCAAGGTAAAGGTTGGTAATACGGCGACGTGGACCGGCACGGTGTTGTGCGTCGACTGCGACATACAGGCCACGACGGGAAACCTATCGACGGGCAGTATCAAACTGCTGGGCAACGGTCCGCTGAATACTTCGGGGACATAAATCTCTATTTTCATAGGCGTAATATATTATATTGAAGTGTGTTTTTCATGTTATTTTATTATTTATGGTTAATGTTGAGAAAGGGCTCGCAGGGATGCGGGCCTTTTCTGTTATCGTAGTAAACCCATAACCATGATTCGCCCGATAAGAAAAGACGAATTATGGGATATTCATCAGGATTCTTGAATAAGCGCATTTTGGTGCAGAACCGCAAGGCGGCTGTTCAGTCGAAGTTCGGTATCGACTCGAATGGGCCGGAGTATGAGGACACCGTTTGCTTGCATGCCAATGTCGGTTGGAAGAAGGGACTGGGCGGACTACATGAAGGTGCGCTCGACGTGTATGGTGTCGTCGAAGTGCGTATGCGCTGGACGAACCAGGTGAACGAGCGCAGCCGCATTGTGTATGAAGGCCGCACGTATCAGATCATTCCAGAGACGTTTCACTCAGACCGCCAGGACAACACGATTCAGTTCTTGGCGCAGGTCATCATCAACGACAAGACACCGGCACCGCCTACTCCGGCACCTGAGCCGACTCCGACATCTACGCCAGAGCCGGACAGTACGACTACTCATTAAAGATAATAGGAACTATGGCAAAGAAGGAAACAACAACCAAGAAAAAGACGACGGTCAAAAAAACGAAGGTGATGAACGGCGACCCTGCCGTGCTGACACCATCGGAAGAGGAGAAGGCCACAAAGCTGCCACCGATGCCGAAGGGCGACAGGGTGGTGGCGATGATTCACTTCAACACGCCGGAGATTACGGAGGCGGCGGTGCAAAGCATCCGCAAGCATGGCGGGGAGAAGTACGAGATTGTGATTTTTGACAACTCGGCTGACTCGACGACGACGCTTGGCACGAACAAGGCGAGGCCGTTCACGGCGAAGTTGCCGGGCGTGACGGTGATTGATAATACCAAGGGACAAGTGATTGACTTCGACAAGTTCCTCGCTGAGTACCCAGACCGCGAGCCGTATTGGGCGATGCTGTCGAACTTCGGCAGCGCGAAGCACATCCGCACGGTACAGGAACTGTGGCGGCTGATTCCGCAGGGGTTCGTACTGCTGGAAGGTGACGCGATCCTGACGAAGCCGATTGACTGGATGTGGCGCGAGGAGTTTGCGACGGTCGGCAAGATTGAGTGGAAGCCGAACAACCCGATTCAGATTCCGCGATACTACCCGTTCCTGCTCTACATGAACGTGCCGAAGTTGGTGGCGAAGGGTGTGAGTTTCTTCGACCCTAAACGCTGCTGGGCGTTGCAGAAGGGCGAGATGACGCGCGGCAACTGGTACGACACGGGGGCATCGTTGCTCGAAGACGTGATTAACGGCAAGCCTGAACTTGTAGGGTGGAACGTGAAGGAACTCGAATCGTACTATCTGCATTATCATGGTGGCTCGTGGAAGAAGAGCGACATTGGCAATCAGTTGAAGTGGCTCAGGCAGAACGCCCGCCACTGGCGAATGAGCGACGTGCCGACACAGCAGCCGACGAGTAAGGACGTGGCCCTGTGCGCCATCGTTCGCTGCGAGAACAAGTATCTCCGTGAGTGGGTGGGTCATCACCTGGCTCTCGGCGTGAAGAAAATCATCATCTGCGACAACTCTTACGACGGCGAGGAGCAGCCCGTGGAGGTGCTGAGCGACTTTATACTGAACGGTCAGGTGGAGGTGCTGGACTTCCGCAATCAGGGCGGCGACTACAACGTTCAGGATGTGGCCTACAACTACGTCTATCGTCGCTACGGCAACACGTTCGGTTGGATTGGTTTCCTCGACATCGACGAGATGGTGGACGGTTGCGACGACCTGCCCCAACTGCTGAACGGAAAAGATGCCGACGTGGTGGTGCTGTCGTGGCGCATGATGACGGACTCGGGGTTGGTGCATTACGAGGACAGGCCCGTGATGGATCGCTTTACGGAAGCGGTCATCGGCCACAGATTTCCAGACGGCAAGGAGTTCGTGAAGTGCTTTGTGCGCGGTGGACTGTCGGGCGTGACGTTCGAGACACAGCCGCATTGCCCGACAAAGCCGGAATCTCTGCGGGTGGTGAACGCGAAGGGCGAACGGACGGAGCAGTATGCAGCCATTGTGCCGACGTATGAGGTGGCGTGGGTGAACCACTACCACACGAAGACCGCCGAGGAGTTTCTGGAGAAGGTTCGCAGGGGATTCCCGAACGGCAACAAGTACACCGAGGACTACGCGAAGAAGGCGGTGGATTATTTCTTCAGCATCAACGAGCGCACAGCAGAGAAGGAAGATGTACTGAAAGCATTGGTAAACCC